TCATCAACACGACCAACGACGTCCAAGAGATAGATATCTGGTTCCGTAAAAATGATGTCAACGTCGCTGATTCAAACAGTCAATTCGGCATCAAGGCGCGCAAATCAACCGGCTCGGCTAGCCGCCTGATCGCGGCGATGAACTTTTATCTGCAACTGGATAAGGGCGATTATTTCGAGATGATGTGGCGGGTCAGCGATTCAGGCGTCTCGCTCGAGCAATTCCCAGCCGTTGTGGCTAGCGGATCGACGCCCGCAATCCCGGCCACTCCGTCTATCATTATGACTGTTACCTTTGTCTCTAACAGATCGGCCTGACCATGCCTTACATCAAGCTGCAGATCCCGCCAGGCGTCTACCGTAACGGCACCGAATATCAGTCGGCTGGCCGGTATTACGACGCATCTCTCGTTCGCTGGTACGAGGGCACCATGCGCCCGGTGGGCGGGTGGCGCAAGCGTTCCAATTCCCAGATGACTGGCGCCTGCCGCGGCTTTGTCAATTGGCGCGACAACAGCGGCAACCGCTGGATCGCCGCCGGTACACACTCCAAGCTGTACGCGATGAACGAGGGCGGCACTCTTAAAGATATCACCCCGACAAGCTTTACGGCTGGATCTGCCGACGCGACGCTTAAAATCGGCTACGGTTATGGCAACTATGGCGCGTTCGCTTATGGCGTTGAGCGCCCCGATACGGCGCCGGTCATTCCCGCCACGACTTGGAGCCTGGACACCTGGGGCGAGTATCTGGTGGGCTGCTCCACGTCTGACGGCAAGCTCTACGAGTGGCAGCTAGGATTTTCCACGCCCACGCTGGCCGCTGCGATCACGAACGCGCCAACGGACAACCAGGCGGTAATGACCACGTCGGAAAGGTTCGTGTTCGCTCTGGGCGCGGGTGGCAATACCCGTAAGGTGGCCTGGTGCGACCAGGAAGACAATACGGTGTGGACGCCGGCAGCGGATAACCAGGCCGGCGATTTCGAGCTGACCACCGTTGGCGACATTAAGTGCGGCAAGCGTGTGCGCGGCCTGTCGATCATCTTTACTGACGTGGATGTACATACGGCGACCTATGTGGGGTTGCCCTATGTGTATTCGTTTGAGAAGGTCGGCTCGGCCTGCGGGGTGATTTCCTCGCAATCCGTGGCGGCGATTGAGACGGCCGCGATCTGGATGTCAACCTCCGGGTTCTGGATTTATGACGGATACGTCAAGCCTCTGCCGTGCGACGTGTCAGATTTTGTCTTCCAAGACATCAACAGCGCGCAGGCCAGCAAGATCTACGCTGTGAATAATTCCAAGTACGGCGAGATCTGGTGGTTCTACCCGTCGGCCTCCTCGACGGAAAATGATTCTTACGTTGTATATAACTACCGCGAAAATCATTGGGCGATTGGCGATCTGGCGCGTACTGCCGGAACCGACCGCGGTGTGTTCGATAACCCACTTATGGTGTCTTCTGACGGATACATCTACGAGCACGAGGTGGGCTACGCCTACGATTCGGCGGTGCCTTTTGCCGAGTCCGGGCCGGTTGAGCTGGGTAATGGTGATCAGACGATGAGCGTGCGCCAATTGGTGCCGGACGAGCAGACGCTGGGCGAGGTCCAGGTCTCCTTTAAGGTGCGCCTGTATCCGATGGCCACCGAGACGACATACGGCCCGTATACCGCATCGCAGCCGACGGATGTGCGCTTTTCTGGCCGCCAGGTCAAGGTGCGCTATACCGGGGCGGTGCTGGACGATTGGCGGGTCGGCGTGCCTCGGATGGAGGCGATTGCAGCCGGTGGCCGTTAATGGATGAACTAGAGTTTCAGAGATGCGCCAAATACCTAGAGGCGGCATTAGAATACTCTGGAGGGACACACGGACTTGAGGATATTGCGGAGGGTGTGCGAGACGGGCGGTTTCAGTTCTGGCCGGCTCCGAACTCCGCGGCAATTACCGAGATCATTGTCTATCCGCGACTGAAAGAGCTTCATTGCTTTCTGGCCGGCGGCGACCTCGATGAACTCAAGTTGATGCGACCATACGTCGAGGCTTGGGCAAAGCGTCATGGTTGCAGCAGGTCAACGTTCTCGGGCCGCAGAGGCTGGGAGCGAACCTTTATGAAGGAAGAAGGCTACAGGCCCCAGTGGTTTGTAGTGAGCAAGGAGCTTTGAAGTGGCAACTCGACTACCGTACTACACCGGCGAAGACGACATTTATACGCAGTTGATGCGGCAATTCCAGGCGGAAGTGCCGTATTACAGCGCGCCCGTTACGTCTGGCGTCACTGGCGGGTACGACCCGATGCTGTACTCGCGCCCGCAGCCTGGCCTTAGTGACTACAACGCTGGCCTGCTTGGCGATAGCGGTATGTTCACCGGCGAGGGCGGAGGCGATGGCTCTGGCCTTCTCGGCTCTACAAACTCTGGCGGCGTTGCTCCTGATGGAACCGTTAGCACCGGCTTAGGCGGCATCTCGTTGTCGCCCTCTGGCATCGTCTCTGCCAACACTGTGAGCGTGCCGGCCGCGATGGCCTTGGGCCTTGTAACGGGTCTTCCTATTGGCCTGATCGCAACAATTTCAAACCAGTCGGCTCAGAATGCGGCGCAAGGTCTGACTAGTTCTCTGTCTGACACGATGGGCATAAATGCGCTTGATGGCATTGTCGCCACGGCTGGCACCGGCGGCACCGGCGGCGCTGCTGCGGCCGCTGGCGCTGCTGCTGCTGCCGCTGCTTCCGATGCCGGTTTGTCTGACGCGGCAATAGGCGCCGCGGCTCAGGCGGCGGCAGGCGCCGTCGTTGCTGGCGCGACGCCATCCGAGGCTGCAGCAATTGGCGCTGTGGCAGCAGGACAGGCTGGGCTGGCGGCAGAAGGAAATAGTGTTAGTACGGCGGCCGCTTTATCCGATGCTGGCCTTGCCGATGGTTTTGGTGATGGCGGCACGTCGGTCGGCGATGCCTCTGGCATTGCTGGTATTTCCGGCGGATTTAGTGATGGCGGAACAATCGGCGGCAATTCTGATGCAGGTCCTGCTGGCGGTATCGGCGGCGACGGTATCGGCGGCGACGGTGGTATCGGCGGAGACGGTGGTATCGGTGGCGACGGTGGTATCGGTGGCGGTGACGGCGGCGGCGGTGGTGGCGGTGGTGGCGGAAAAATCATCTGCACCAAGCTGCACGAGCTGGGCAAGATGCCCACCGAGATCTACGAAGCGGACCAAGCCTTCGGCGCGATGCTGGTCAGCGAAAGCCCTGAGACCTATCAGGGATATGCCTGCTGGGCGCAGCACGTCGTGCGCTGGATGGGCCGCGACGACTTGTTTGGCAAGTTCGTTGTCTTCGCGGCGTACCACATTGCAACGCCCTGGTCCAAAGCGATGGCGCAAGAGATGGGCGTGAAGGTTGAAAGCGGATGGTTCGGTCGCTTCTTGATGAAGCAAGGCCTTAAGGTTTGCCGAGCCATTGGTAAGATGAATAAGGATAGGAGCGTTCAAAATGTCTAGAAGCAGCGGCGGCACCCAAACCACCAGAACCGAGATCGACCCGGAAGTTAAAACCGCGTATCTGCAGAACCTGCAGCAAGCGCGTAACGTCGCGGCAGCACTGCCGGCGCGCGAGTTCGCTGGATTTAATCCGCTGTATCAGGCCGGCGAGGCGCAGCTCACGAACCTCGGTCTCACGCCCTTCACGGGCCAAGAGATCTCCGCCTTCCAAAATCCTTACGAGCAGCAGGTGGTGCAGAACACGCTGCAGGACATTGAGGATCAGCGACGCATGGGGCAACTAGCCGAGGCCCAGCGCGCCACGGCCGCTCGTGCCTTTGGCGGCTCCCGTCAGGGCGTGCAGCAGTCGCTGACCAATGCGGCCGCTTTGCGCCAGGCGGCCACGACAGCCGCCAACCTGCGCCAGCAAGGCTACGGCCAAGCGGCGCAGCTTGCGCAGCAGGCGCGAAGCATTGGCCGCCAGGGTGCGATGGATGTTATGGGTCTGGGCGGTGCCCGCCAGGCGTTCACGCAGCAGCAACTGGACGCTATGCGTGGCCTGGGCCTCGAGCGCCTTGGCATCTCTCAGGCTGGTCTGAGCCTGAACTTGCCGAATCTGGGGATGTCTCAGTCGGTGCCGCTGTACCAGAACCGTGCCGCGGGCGCACTGGGCGGCGCTTTGGGGGGCGCACAACTGGGCGCGATGGTGCCCGGTCTCGGCGCTGGCGGTGGCGCAGCTCTTGGCGGTCTGCTCGGTCTGCTGTAAGGGGGAAACATGGCAACGTCTTTCGATATTGGCGGACTTCTTGGCAGCACTTTCGGCGGCGGCTTGTCTGGCCTCGAGGATCTGCTGACGCCGGAGCAGCGCGCCGCGATACAGCGGCAGTCGGGCCTCTCGGCCGCTGCAGCACTGCTCCAGGCCGCGGGGCCGTCCACGACGC